TAGTTCCACCTTCTTTAAATTTTTTGCCTTTATCGGCATTTACAAAATCTTCACCTACCTTTTGGGGTATGTGAACCTTCTTTGCAAACGCCTTGTTGTGAGCGATTGCTTCCATAAAATCATGCTGCTTCTTGCTATGAGATGGCATGGGCATTCTCCATTAGTCGATCAATTTTGCTTTCCAGTCTGTCCAACCGATCCAACACTCTGTTGATATCTGCATGGACTTCTGCTTTTGTCACATACTCTTTTGCCATCTCTTCCCGTGTCCGATTGAGCAAAATAGTAATGCGTTGCAATTCTGCTGATTTCTCTCTCAACACCCATCCTAAAATAGCGACAAGCAAGGATAGAACTGCATTCCACATCGTTGTGTCCATTATAGGTATCTACCTTTTGTATGTCCACGTTTTGCAATCCCATCTGCACGTTTAGATGCATGACCAAATACCACAGTAATGCTTTTATCACCCCTCTTGTCTGCCGCTTTTACTGCCGCTTCAGCACTGGGGTAATGTCTGATTTTCCCACCCTTTTTCTTGCCCTCAATCTGTGGCTGCTCTATCGAGTCAGGCAAAGGCTGTTGGTCAGGATTAAATACTTTCTGTCTTGCAGACTCAGCAGCATCAGCGTCTTCTGGTCTTGGTTTAAAACCCATGCCAGCGCCTCTGCCACCAGTTACATACTGTTGCAAACGGCTTTGATAGTCAGCTTCTTTTTTAGCATTCTGCTTGGCAGCATTGTTGATGATATTCAACTGCTCTTGCATCTGCTCAGGTGGGGAATTAATGTTCATGCCGCCCATATTAAATCATCCTTCCTTTAGTATGACCCTTTTGAGCAATACCGTCAGCACGTTTAGATGGTGATGATCTGGTTACTCCACCTTTTGCATGATGCTTAACTTTGCCACCACGCTTCATCAAGTCACCGCCTGGCTCTTTAGGAGCGCCAATATCATCCCTAATGCCTGGCCCATAATCTTTTTCTTCCTTCATCATGGGTGCAGGCTCGGCAGAAATCGTTGTTTTAGAAACAGATCTCTTCACTGGCTTCTTATCCAGTGCGCCTTTTTCAATTCTCTCTTGTGCATCTTTAGTCAGAGTAACTCTATCGCCTGATGTGGCAGCATCTGCAGCCATGTCACCAAGACCAGATGCATCAACTAATGTTTTACCAATACCTGTTGCATTGTCAATCAAACGACCTGCAGTGTATCCAGCTCCAAGAACACCAAGCGCCAATTTACCACGGCCACCCAAACGACTAGCCGCACGACTAGCAGCTTCTTCAACAGAATCAACGGCAGCACCACGCAAACCATTTGTGCTTTTAAGTGCTTTCTTGATGTCTTCACCAACACCTTTGACCACATCTTCTTCACGAATGTTAGGAACTCTATCCCATTTTGTTGCCATGTTAAACCATCCTTCCTTTGGTCAGCCCCTTAACGGCACATCCATCAGCACATTTCCATACACGCAAACTCTTGTTGATCCTGCTATTTGGATCGTTGGCGGTTTTGGATGAAGTCAGCTTTTTCTTCATCCCTTCCATCCGAGCGCAAAAACTTTTCTTCCTTGATCCGCCCTCGGGTTGGGGAGCTTTTAAATTCATCCCCTCCCTCTTTGCTGAGGCTCGACCCTTGGCGTTTAGACCGCCATTCGGATTCTTCCCTTCTTTGCGTTGCCATGCGGGGGTGCTCATTATGTGCTTCCAGCATCAGCATTGTTCTTAATCAAATAACCTTCTTGCGAAACCGTTAAGGCCGCAGTGCCAGTGCTGGCTTTTGCCTGCAATTGGATATCTGTTTTTTCCGCCACTGCTCTAGGCATAACCCTTTGCGTATGGTAGTTGTTTGTAAACGGAGCAATGATTGTAACAGTGGATACACCAGTGCTAGTTGTTTGATAGTTTTGATACGTTGCGTAACCAGCAGGGTTAGCGTTCAAGCTTGTATTAATGTCAATACGGCTTAAATAAAACGTATACCCCGCAGGTACGGTATAGATGCCCATCAAAGTGCGGCCATTGCCAGCTAAAATTTCTGCATACAACGTAGTGTCAGTTGTATCTTTTAGCGTGATGTTTCCTGTAGGTGCACCGGCCGTTACTGCCATGCTGTTGATACGGAAATAATATTTCACTGTAGTTACAGCGGTTGTACCATTCAACTTCAATGTTTCAGAAATTTGGTTGTAGTTTGCATCCAAACCATTTATGGTCACTGAAGAAGTTGTATCTGCTCCGGTATTAACCGAGCTAGCAAGATGCATTTGAATTGCAGACGATGGAAAAGTATAGGCGGTATTACCTTCCCATACAGGTACAAAAGATGTACCTACCGCTGCTTGGTAGCCATAAATGTTTAGGACACTGTGCCCATAAACCTGACCACGAGCAACTTGCAAATCAAATGGCTCAGTTTTACTCTGGCGAGTAATTGAATTCAAAACGTTGTTTGTTGCTGGTACATTTGTAGCCATGAATAATCTCCTTAAAGTTTAAAGATGGGGGCCTAAGCCCCCAGAAGATTAATCAAAGTTACCGTAGGGGTAAGTTGTAGAGTTACCAATGTTCATGTCAAGTTGAGTATAACGAATTGTTACTTCAATCTGACCTGATGTTGGAGTTGCCAAACTTGTATTGGTAATCTTCAAAGTCACAACAACTTGAGAGAACCATGTTGGCTGAGTTCCAACTTGTGGGTTTTGTACGTCTTGCAATGTTGCTGCCAATTGTGAACCAACAAATGTTGCCGTACCACGAGTAGCAGAAGTAATCGCGGCCATCGTAGCGTAAACACCAGTGCTAGTGGCAAAGTTGTTTGACACATAAGGTTGGATGGAGTTAGCAGTTACGCTACCGTCTGTGGGTAATGTGCCAACGTCAACGATCACATCAGTGATGTTTGATGCATAAGGCAAATAGAAAACCACGCCACGATAAACCGTACCAGATGTATCAGCAGTAGGTGCTGAAGCTTTGGTAGGTCCTGTACTACTGAATACACCAGCTTGTGGTGTGTAAATAACACCTGTGCTATTAGGAATGTTGTTTGAAGAAACAAACACTCCAGAGCCACCGCCATAGTTGGCTGTGTTAGGTGTTGTTACTGAAAAGTCCAACAATGCTGTTTGAACTAAATCTGCATATCCGACATCACGGATTGGACCAAAGCGGTTATCGCCAGATAAAATTGGTCCTTCAAAGGTGCTGCGTCCCATAATAATTCCTTATGCAAAAGCCTCTTGTTAATCGTTGCATCGTCTGCTGGGCCAGTGGCAACAAGAGAAAAAATCCCAGACAGCCCTCAATATACACGAAATAAAAAAAGTGTCAACAAAAAAAGGGCCCTTTTTGGGGGCCCCTTTTTCGATCAATAAGAACCGTAGATTCCCAATGGATCGGACCAGCCGAAGCTATAACGCTCACGAGCTTTATAGCGAACGTTGCCTGTGTCAAAATCTCCGTCCATGCTATTTTGTAGCGGTGTACGGACAAAATGCTTCAAGCCATTAGGCACATCGGTAGTCAAGAACCAAGCATTAGTAGCTGTCAAGAAGTGATTGATTGTGTATCCTTCTGGGATAGAACCATTGTTCTCGATAGCGTTAATGTCATTGTTGTTTGTACCAACACGCAATTTAGTGTCGAGCAAACGTGTTGCAACGAACTGGAGTGCGGGAGGAACAATCAACTTCTTGGGCTTGGCAGCGATCAAAAGGCCACGCTCGTCTGTCCATGCGGCGATTTGAATGATAGCGTTCTCAAGAGAAGTCTCATTCAAGTCAGCAGCAGTAGCAGGAGTGTTGGCATTCGTACCACCGTTCACCAATGGGTGAGCAGAGTTCAACAAAGATACACCGTCACCGCCTACATAAGCAGAAGAGAAAGCGTTGTTCAAAACAGCCGCTGCCTTTACTTGCTTGGTGTAAGCCATAGCACGAGCCAAACCTTTGGTGTAACGAGCTGACAAAGAGTCATACAAGTTATCTTCAATCGCCTCTTCAGTGATTGAGAAACCCAAAGCAATGGTTTCGTGGTTGTAACGAGTAGTCCATGCCTCTTGTGCATTGTCATAAGCGATGGCAGTGCCCTCGCCTTTAACTGGTGCAGCAGAGAAGCCAGACAGTTTTGTTTCCTCTTCGAATGAACGCTCAGAGGTTTCAGTCTCATAAATCTCTTTATGTTCTTCACCGTAACGAGCGTATTCCAAACCGAACAATGCGTTCAAGCCTGGGAGGAGTTCTTTCAATAGTTGTGCGCGTGAAATAGCCATTTTAAGTTACTCCTTATCTAGCTGTTGCGTCATAGTACTCATGGATACCAAAGTTCAATTTAACAAGAACTTCAGGGTATTGTGTGAATACTAGGGTTGATGAAGAGGCAAATGCAGTAATAGGAGCTGCGTTCAACACAACAGTAGTTGCGCCTGCAGAAGCTGCTGTAGCTACATAAGAACCTGACTGAATGATTTGACCGTTAGGTGCAATAGATGCCACATCTGTTCCTACGGGGAGAGCAAATGGAATACCTGATGCAGTAGTAACAGTAGCAGTACTGATGCTGGTATAACCAACAGTTCCCAAAGATTGGGCAGTATCACCAACCAAACCAACCACACGAGCTACATAAGCAGAGCTTGTAGTAGCAGCGGGGATGATCAAACCATTTGAGCTATCACCTGTGTTAACGTTACCAGCCAAGTCAGAACCTTGAAGGTTTTGACCAACCATAGCAACGGCAGCAGAAGTAACAGTTGTTGAACCAGAAGAAGCCACGATAGCTGCTTTGAAAACAGTATCAGGATCATCTGTAACATAGGCTTGAATATCACCAGCCAATGTATTGGCAGGATAGTATTGGCTAAAGCGTTTCTGTTTGGTAACTGGATCTGTATAAGTACAGCCCAAGAAAATACCAACCATACCAGATGCGCCGCCACCAGTGGTGACAGCCAAACGGTTTACCAAGCCACGGGTCAGGTTAACAAAGTCACCATAAAAGATGTTTGTACCGTAGTTGTATTGGATAGGAAGTAAACGAGTAGAACCCGAAAACACCTGTCCGCCAAGCAAATTGATTGGCTTTAGCCCGTATGGGGCAGAGACAATTGGATAAGCCATTTAAGGACTCCTAAAAAAATTAACGACCGATTTGAACCTCGGAACGCCTGTCTTTGAACAAAGGCATACGAGGATCGCTGTTTCTCATAAACGTGTTGTCAACGGATTCCATCTGCGCTCTGTTTTGATTGTCGTAATATGCATTACGCTGCTCAATGAACTCAGCTGGAATACGACACAACAACAAACCGCCAACTTCAATATTGCCTTTGAATCGGCCTTCTTGAGTGGCATGCATCATCATCTCAGGATATTCTTCCGCTTTCACAGGTTCATATCCCTCTCTGAACTTAGAAGAAATATTAGCAGGATCAGATGTACCTGTCATACTAATACGAACCCATCTATGAGTCCAACCGGGTCTTGGATTAGGTTCAGGAAGAACTTCTGGCGGCCTCCATGATTCTGGACGCTGCATAAATTCTCTTGACTCTGTTTCTCTTGGCTTACGATTTTCACTCATATTAACTTCCTCTTCTTTGTTCTGCCGCAACCTGTTTAGCGTAGAGTTCCAATGGAACACCAAGCTTCTTGGCGATTTGTACCTGTGTCTGAGTAAGCACGATCTTTTTGGCCGCTGTGCTTCTGGTAGCAGGTGCTACGTTTGATTTTTTAGCAGAAGGTGTCGCATCCTGCCGTTTTTCAGATTCAAACTTATCTGGAAATCTTTCCCGCATTTCAGCGTCAATTCTCTGCCAGTACTCGTCACTTGAAGGATTGATGCGCTCTTCAACTGTGAGTTCCTCGTGTAAACCCAGTGCATAACTCGTCATGCGCCTGTCTTTACCCCACCAAGAATTCTTTTCCCTCCAGGCTTCCGCCCTTGGGTCAACCTGCTGAATTTGCGGTTGTTGTATTTGTACCGCATTTCTTGGCTCCTGTAAAGGGGTAGGCTTAAAGTTTTCAATCTTGTCAGCCCTGATCTTTACATTAGTCAATTGTTCTTGCGCTAATAGCAACGCATCCGCATCTCCCGATTCGTATGCCTGCTTGTATGCACGTTTGGCATTGTCTAATTCTTGAGCCAAGCCTTGTTTGGCCTGATCAACAATCAGTCTTTGTCCCTCTGTCAACGAACCCTTGAGTTTTTTGTTCTCCTCAATGATCGAATTGGCAAAGTTAATAGCCTCTTCACGCTCACGCAATGCAGCTTCTTTCGCCCTACGCTCCTCGTGATAACCTTTGGAGAAATGCTTAATACGATGCTTTACGCTTTCATCGTACTTATTCAGTTCGTCATCGGTTAAATCTGATGGAGGTTCTTCCATAGGGCGTCTGTTTCTGTCTTCCGCAGGAGTATCGTCAACAATTTCAATCTCTGTATTCTCTACTTCAACTGAAACATTTTCTACTTCGTCTGGGAATTTAAAGTCATCATTTGATGTAGCCATGCAAACTCCTTACGCTGCGCGGGTAATGCCGCGGGGATCTTGCACAACCGCTTCGACTGAATCATCATTGATTAGTCTGAACTCTTTGCCATGAATCTTAAGTCGTGTACCTGTATTGGGACGCACGATTACAAAATCACCTACCTTACAAGAAGGGCCAGACGGAAATCTAGTCGCATCTTTATAAGCATCAGGCCCAAGTTTAACTACAAATAGAACAGGGGAGAGCACCTCTTCATAATGCATACTTGTTGCCGCTTTAGCAATTCCACTTTCATACTCTTCTTCAATCTCAGGTAATACCGTCAATATCTGAAATCTCACAGGATCAGGGAGTTGCCGCGCCTTTTCCTCTGGACTTTGGGGTAACGTTGTCGCAGTCTCCCCGTCTTGACTAATCAATAGTTCACTCATCATCGTCTTCCTTATATCTTCGCACGAGGTCTTCTATCTCTTGTTGGCAGGTGGCTAGACCTCGGATCACCCCCACCAATTCACGATAGGCAGCATAGTCGGCTACGCTACCATTCGCTAACGCTTCGATAAGATCGTCTTGACGCAAACGAATTTTCTTACCGAGATGTTCTAAAACTTGTTGTGACATCATTTATTCCCCCCATTCTGTTGACCACTCTTGGCCACATTTAGAAGTGCATTGATCGCCGCTTCATGTTCGGCTTGTCTCATCTTCTGAGCGTGGGCTTGCTCATTCATTGCCAGTTCTTGTCTGTGCGATTGAACCGATTGTTGCAATTCCAACTGGTGAGCTTGCGCTGCTTGCTGCATCTGCTGAGCTTTTGCTTGCGCTTCCATTACTGGATTCTTACCCTGAGACTGCTGACTCTTCAATTGCAACTCTGCCTGTCTGATTTGCAAATCGCCCTGCACTTTCATCTGTGCAATCTGATTTTTCTGCGCCTCAAGTTGCAGCTCTTGCTGCTGCATCTGAATGAGAGGATCTTGTGCTTGCTGCTGAGCCTGTTGTTGTGCTGCTTGTGACTTGCTTTGTTGCAGAACTTGCTGAGATGCCTGCGCCACAAGTCTAGACAATTGCAATTCCATCTCTGGCGGCATGTCCTGATCGGGAGCTGGCAACTGAGCACCGTACGCATCCTCGATTTTTTTCCTGTAAGCAAACGCCAAATGCTCTGCAATGTGGCTCTGAATAGCCGCTTGCATGGTCTGGGCCTGTGGATTTTGACCAATTTGTGCCGCCATTAATGGGTCTTGCAACAATGCAGTATGCACCGCAATATGTGCATCATGGTCCTGATAAATGAACGCTTTTGTCGGTTTTCCGTTCAAAAACGCCATATTTTCGCTCACAGGATCCCTTGGATGCTGATCATCTTCGGTCGGAACCAGCTTATCTGCGTTCTTTATCCCCAAAACTTCGATCATTTGGCGGTGTAATTGGGGCAAATTGTAGATCTGAGGGGCCTGCTGAGACAGTTGAATCACCGCCTGATACTGCATAATCCTCTGTGCCATCGTAGAACTGTTAGGATCGCTAACAGGAATCACCTCTACAATGTCGTAATCCTCTTTTTTCGCCTTTCTCTCCCCACCATCAGGTACATATTCGTACTCTTTGGGGCTGAAATCCCGAATAATGTCCTTCAATAATTTGAATTCCTGCTTCATTGAGTAATGAACACGGGCTTGCACCGCACTCATCGTCTTCAACTGGCGCTCTAACAACGCTAAAGTTGTGCCAACAGGACTGTTTGCGCTCATATCAGACACGTTCATGTCCGCAATAGAGCCTAATCTTCTACCTTCTTCAGTAATCTTATCCAATAAACCAGATAATACTTGGCTCGGCTCCTTATAAGGAAGCGTCATAATATTATCTTTAATCGAGCCAGACGGAACATCTACGTCCCTGAACTCTCCCGGTGCAATAGGAGTATCGTCTCCTTTGACCCTCAACCCCCTAGACTTTAATCCACCAGGTAAATTACTTAAAGTACCAGCATCAATAAGCTGTCTAATGAGGGAAGTACCCGCACGAGCATACCCACCAATAAGATGTATGTACCCAAAACCGTAAGCACCAAAACCAGGTATGTAATCGTACTGAACAAAATGCTGCCTCTTTAAACGTTTCTTGTCTGTCTTCTTCCAATTCCTATAAATAGATAAAACCTTATTGGTCCCCCTATCTATAGTAATAATATAAGGCAAAGCTATGCCATCCTCATCTTCAAATCCCGGCAAGTCATAGTCTACCTGAATTTCAAACATCTGATAACGGTCATCGTCCGTTACCGAATACCCCTGATCCTCGGCCTTCTTCTTCTCCACATCCGTATGGATCTGTACAGGCTCTCCCAAATCCACATCTACATAAAAGCCCGCAACCTGTAACTTCTTGATCTCGTTCTTTGTCTTCCTCATAATATGAGTGACACGCTCAGAAGTCCTAGCCCCACTCGATCCATAAGGAATGATCACATCCTCAGCAGGAACAAATATAGCCGTCTGTCTTCCTAAACTAGGATCGTAATAAACCTTCTTAAATGCAGAGCCAGCAAGACCTAAATTAAACAACATCCTCTCATGCTCTGGCCTGTACTCATGCATTACATCAGTCAACTGGTAATTCATGTCCTGCCTGACTCTCTCCGCCGCATCTTCCTTTAACTTATTAATAGCACCCATGATCTCAGTCTTCACAGGCCCAGCCGCAGGAAAAGTCTCTAATATTGTCTCACTCTGAAACCTCACCGCCGCTTCAGTCAAAATTGTGCTAAATACACCACACGCACCATTCCACGGCTCAGTTCTCTCCTCATATTTCATGCCAAGAACCTCTAGTCCCCGCACAAACATCTCTACCCAATCCTTCCTAGAATTAATGTCGCTCTCAACCTCACTCACCAAATCATAGCCAATACTAGCCAATGTGCCATCATCAATGTGCTCAGCTAAATTAGAGTCAAATTCATCATCCTTCTCCTCACTCTGCCTAGGGTCCAAATCAATCGTCACCCCATCACTAGGATCTTCCTTCTCCTCCTCAATCTCAATCTCTACATTCTCATCAGGCAAGGAACCCAGTCCCTGTGGTGCTTGGTATAGTGCGCTATCAATCATTTAATCACCTTAATAGTAAACGTGCTTCTTACGGAAATACACCTCTTCATCCGCTTCATCAGATTCCAATCGTATAAATCCACCTTGCCTAAATCGAATAAGCGCCTGAACAGAACTGTCCACCAAGTCATCGTGGTCCCCGTTCGGAAACGATGCCATCTCCTCAACCACTTCAGCCGCCCATCTCGTGTCTGGACACCATACTTTACCTGACTTGAACAAATCCGTCACGCTATTCAATCGAACAAATTTGTCATTACCCCGACTCGGAGTATATTCGCTCACCACAATCCCCATCTGTCTTAACTCATAAATCAACGGACTACCCGCCGCTTTCGCCTCAATCACAAACGCATCAGGACTCCATTCCTTATACATCTCAAATGCCATCTGCTTCAACTCTGGAAACTCCATCCTCTTCTTAAACGCATCCAACAAAACAATATTTACATTCTTCGGATCCTCGTTCAAGTGAAACACCCCCCATGTCGTACACGCAGAATAGTCACTCCTCTCATTCTTCGTAAACGCAGTATCCCAACTCTGAATAATAAACTCACACGGAGGCGGCCTGTCATTCTCCCACACTTGCCACCACTCCCTCTTCACCAACGCACCCTCTTCCCCCGTAGGCGTCTGCTGATACTGAGCATTCCACTTCGCTGGCGGCAACTCCTCCCTCAACGCCTCCAACTCCCTCAAACTCCAAAACTCTGGCCACAACGGATTACCACTCGGCATGATCGCAGGCAACTCAATCACCTCCCACTCCTCCGTCTTATCCCTCTGCGCCGCATCCCGAATAATCCTACCCGTTAAATCCCTATCCCCCCACCTCGTCATCACAATCACAATACTTCCACCCGGCTGCAAACGCTGCCTAGGCCCAGACGTATACCACTCATACACCCTATCAAATACACTCGGGTCCCCCAGTGCCGCCTCCTGCTCACTATGCGGATCATCAATAATAAGTAAATCCGCACCCTTACCCGTTACCGTACCACCCACACCAATCGCAAAATATTCCCCATTCTTATTAGTAGACCAACGTCCCGCCGCCTTACTATCCTGCCTCAAGCTCACCTCTGGAAACACCGTCTTATAGTGCTCACTTCCCACCAAGTTCCTAACCTTCCTACCAAAACCCACCGCCAGCTCAGCAGTATTCGAACACTGAATCACCTTCTTATTCGGAAACTTACCCAAAAACCAACTCGGCAACAAGTAACTCGCAAACTCCGACTTCGTATGCCTAGGCGCCATATTGATAATCAACCTCTTACTCTCACCCCTAGCAATCGCCTCAAACTTCTTCGCCATCACACTATGATGCCTACCCGCCACAAACCCAGGCCACATCATCTTCACATAATCCATAAACCCCTCTTGCGCCTTCTCCCTCTCCACACTCGCCCTCAACCCCACAACCTTCTCCATAAAGGCCGCATATTCCCCCTCATCCAAACTCCCCAACAATTCCTCTAGCGTCATTTGTAATTCCTAAACTTAATATATACAGGCCGAACAGATCTCTTCCCATCTATCCTCTTTACAACCCCCAACTTCACCAACCTATCAATCATCTTCTTAACCCCCGCTAACCCACTCACACCCCTCATCTGTGCTATCTCCCGATACGAAGGACTAAACCCAAACTTCCTCCAATACTCCTCAATAATCTCATAAACCTCACTCTGCTTCTCAGTCATTTCCCATCTCCATATATATATACCCCCTATGGGACCCAAACACTTTTATAAGGGGGGGCCTTCCGTAGGGTATTCTAGAACCGTTCTAGAATGCAAATTTTCTGGTGGTTGTTTGTGTGGAATACTATGCGGAAAATTTTGGGACTCCTGCTGCGCATCTTGGGGGGTGCCGCCCGGGTGGGGGTCGCCCGTGAGCTCGTCCAGCAGCGAACGCGCCTGCACGTCAACGATATCCGAATCAACCTTCACACCCATCAACTTGCGTATTTCATCCAATATCTGATCGCGCGCGACCTTAGAACTAACCGGCTTACTCGATTCCGTTATTGGTTTAAATAAATCTACGCCAGCAATCTCGCCGATTACCTTTGACGCCTGGATCCGGTCGCTGTGGCGCGCATCGTCATCGAGTAATACGCGGGTTAACGAATCCACCACTAAGGCCCTTAAGTGTCCAGCGGAACGATATTCCGCAGCTTCCATTGCCGCCTTTACTCTTTCTATTTCAAGGGCAACCACAGGCTTAGCTGCAAGCCTGGCAGCATCAGCACCCACAGCACGCGGGTTTGCCTTTGTGTTATACGCTTTCCGGTATGCATTAGACTTAGTTTCCCCTTTGATTACATGCTCAGTGACGAAACGCTTTTGCTTAGGTGTTAGCTCTTTAGCTCTTCCCTTATTCAGTACTGCTTTAATTGGCAGCTGTTCCAGGCCTTCTTTTATCTGTTCCCGGGTTAACTTCATTTTGACTGCTCCGCTTCGCTGTTATCCTGGGCCCGATTATAGGTGAACAAAAAGAGAAACTGCAACACTTAGCCCGCATTTATCCATTATTACTTAGATGAAGAATGCAATATTAGGGTTTTCCCCTAGAAAATAATTAAAAATAAGTGTTGACAAGTGTAAAACGATGCAATACTATGCACTCACTTGCAAATAATTGCAGGCAACTACAAAGGATAACAAAATGAATATTTCAATGATGAAAGACGAACAAATTAAAAACATACCCTTTGGAACTCGAGTAACAACGGGTAATGACACTTATGGGATTTTCCTGGGTGTTAATTCGAAAGGCGTCCAAGTTATTGCATATGAGGATAAATTAACTGAAGAGTATTTAACCGGGTTAATTGAATATTCTAAAAAGTAAAAGGACCTAACCATGAATCAATCACAGAAAAGAGAAATTATCAAACTCCACGCCATGCATACACTTGGAATGAATGACACCATTGCGCGCAGCTTATCCGCTTTAATCCGTTCCGCCATGACAAAAAAGCAAATAACAGAATTGATGCAATACGCCGCCGCCTTTAACGTAACCACTCACCCCGACTTCATTATCTAAGGACCTAACCATGAACGATTTAACAATTGACACAATCAGCAGCATCGCAGCGTTTATGCATCATGAAAACCTCAAATCAAAGTATATAGCCTTAGCCACAAAACAGCTTAAGCCTGGCAAGTATTACAAAATCGACAAATCGTTAATCATTGACGCCGCCAGTGTAAAAACAACCGAGCAGCTGCAGGAATCGATTAACCGAATCAAGGCCGCCCAGCAAGTAACCCAGCAGGAAATTAACCAGCACTCACAGTTTAAGCCGCTTAAGTGAATTCTATAAGCCCATGCTGTGGGCTTATGGGGCAACACTTCGCCCGGCAACTAACCAAAAAGGATAACTAATCATGGGATGGACCTCTTACACAAT